CCCGTGTTGTTGTATGCCGATGCGAAACCGGCTTTTGAATATTGGCTCATGATCCCGCTGATGAATTAAATGCTGTTGAAAAACTTGAAGTACCCCCGGTGGTTGATGTCCCGCCTTGGGTTATGTCGTATAGTTGAATAAACTCCCCTTCGTAAAATCCTTGCCTTGCGTGGTAGGAATACCCTTGTGGGAGGTAGAATGTACCGTCGTAGTTCTCTTTAAGTATCAGGTGAGGCCACAAGTAAACAACCGGGGCCGTAGTCGGAACGGGGATGTTTGAAAGTTGTCCGGTAATTCTTCGCAAAGGGAAACGGTATTGCGCCGCGTAGCTTTTTAAGTATATGGTTTGCAGTTTCTCGCTTTCAGTCACCGCGTCACGTTTCCACTTATCCCAGGGCGTTCCGTCTGATTTTCTTAGGAAGTTCCGGGAGGTTATTTTGTAGTTCTGATCTATTGCATAGCCTTCCGTCTTGTCTGAAATACTGGACCCCAGGTTTATTACAGAGGTGTAGATCGACTTTAAAAAATTGGTATAGGAACCGTGAAACAGCTTCTTTGTAACCTTCGATTTGTTGCTTTTAGGCGAAAGAACCTCCAAAGACTCTGCCGGTATTTCGGATCCACCCGGTAGGTATCTTAAAGTCAATTGGTCGTACTGAGTGACCCCGTAAGGATTCGTTGCGTAGTTGGTATTCTTCTGCTTTAAAATCCATTGGTTCGGGTTTGTTCCGGCGTTGTAGTCGTTAGGGCGTACAATGTCCGGGATGGATTCTGCTGAGGTATTGGCCTCAAATTCGTAGTAGTAAATATCACTTCCGTTCACCCATTCTGTTCGGGTTCCTTTAGGTATTCCTACGGTCGTCTTAGCCTTCAAACTTGCCGACGAGGTAAACTCCCCGTCCATGACGTAAGATGAATAAAGACGAATTGTGAGCGTTGCAGTGGTAGCCCCGTTAGGGGGTGCGGTGATCTCCCATGAAGTGAAAGACCCGGCAGTCTTACCGTAAATAACACAATCACTTGCAGTAGTGGTCCAGGTTCCGTCTGAAAGTAGATAATACGACCCATGCTGAACCCTTAGCTTTACTTTCTGATAACGGAAGCCAACCAAGGAATCCTGAATTTTGTATTTCAGACCTATTTTAATTGCGTCGGCTGAATAGATCGAAAAGGCAAGTATCTGTGTGGTGTAGTAGCAAAGACCCGTTCCGGTCATTGAAAGGGCTACGTTTTTATCATCCACCATTGAAAACCCGGTGATGAAATAAGGGTCTGAGTTTGCAACCGGGGTGAAGGCTGACAGGTCCACTGATTTACGGGTGATGCCGTCTATTCCTACACGGTTAACGATTGAAAATTCCCCGTTAGGCACGAGTGTTTCCCTGAGTCCCTGATCGTAGGCTACCTCTATATTACCGATAGGTAGGGCCATGTCCATTGAAGCACTGGCCCAATTCAGACGGTTAAGCATGGCCGTCTGTTTAATGTCTATTCGGGGATTGTAATTCCCGTTTGAGACGTACTGCCCGGCGGGGTTAAATTCCCTGTAATCAGGTGAGGCAATAAGCTCCTCCCGGCGAATAATCCACCAATACCCTACGGACTGAACGATAGTAGCCGCGTAAGGGGCGAGTATTCGTTTAATGACCTCCAGACAGGACAGGGCTTCGTCATTCTGATAATATGCGTCCGTATCGACGTATGCCTGATCGAGCGGGTCGTCTGTGGCCGTCGTGTTCATCCCGGTTGCGTAGATGTTAGTTACACAACGGATGTTCAAAGCGAAGTTTAATTTCCTTAGAGCGTAGGCAATGATGGAAATGGACTTTTGTTTCCCATAGAATCTATTGCCCATGTCATCCACAAAATCCAGGTCGTCCAGTTCGGCAAGGCCGTCTGTGGCGATAAGGGTAACGGGATAGTTGTAATATTCTAAGTAAGGTTCTGAGTACCCCTGCGGCCAAATCTTGCCCACAAATACCAGACTGCTATTGAGGTAATATTGAACGCGAAAAGTATCTGAATCAGAAGTAAATAATTCCTGAAACTGGAAAGGGACTGTGGAATTGATGAACAGTTGAACCTGTGCCGGGATGACCTGCGGGAATATATCTTGCTCACCCTCTAACCTTGTGGAGTAGATTATAGGATCATCCGATCCGCCGTCAATTTGAGTGATTGCCCCGGAGTAGTTCTTTTTGGAAATGTTTACCACATGAATCGCCCCGTTGTAATCGGTAACCTTTAATTGGTATTTAGTACCCTGTGTTGGAGGGGTGGCCGGTGGAGTAGATGGGGCAGAAACTAAAGGAATGGTAAAGGCATAAGTTGCTTTACAGTTTTTAGAATCAATGGCGTAAAGAGTATAGTTACCGGCTGTTAGGTTTGAAAATGTACTGGATAACTGGACCCCACCGGTTAGGTCACCATATACAAAATCACGCAATGAATAGTTAATTGTATTTGATGAGGTAGCGGTAAAAGTTATCGAACCGTTGCCCGATCCGGTGTCCTGTGCGATTGTAGGAGTTCCAGGGAAAAGAATGTCACACACGACAAGCGGGGGAGGCGGTGGCAGATTCAGTGACATATCCTGAATCTGGAAAGTATAGCGTATGGTAAAGCCCTTAGCGTCCTTTGCTGTTACCGTCCATTGACCGGGTGAAAGGTTGTTGAACTGTGACGACTGCTGACCGGACCCCAGATTGAAATTAAACAGGTCGTAAACAATCGGGGTATAGCTTGAAGTTGCTGTATAGCTAAACGATCCGTCAGGGATTGCGGTTGATGTGGCGTTGATAATCGAAGGAAACCCAGACCAAACAAGATCAGGAACTACTGGAATAACTGCGCATGTGTTTGCGTTTGCCTCAACTGAATAAACTCCCGCGTATGGCCATTCATTCTGCGCTCCCGCATAAATAAAACCATTTGGCGGGCGATAAACAGAGAAAGTATATAAATCAGTACCAACACAAACAGCAGGGGTGATTATGCTAACCGTGCGCCAGCTTGAATCGTAGAACGGTCCCCAATCATCAACAAGGATATAAGCCGAGCCTGCCTGCGGATAGTTAGATCCGTTCTTTGTGACTGAAAACTGCTGTGTTGTGGTGTCGAAATAGGTGTTAATGACGTCACCGGCCACAAATGCGCCGTAAAGAGGATCATTTGCCGCAAAGGTTACCCGTAAGATATTGACTACTGCCATTATCCTCCTACGGGTCTGGTGTATGAATTAGAATCCTGATAACGCTGTAAAACGACCGCAAGATTTTGTCCGCTTATGTTGGTTACCAATCGTTCCTGATAAACCGGGGCTGTTGCTCGTTGTGATGTAGTGGCAGGGACCGATCCAGAACCGCCACCACCGCTTCCAATCTTTGCGAACAGGGATTTAATCGCCCCGAATCCGATTGCCGCTAAAGCGATTCCAGGTATTCCAAACTTGGCATTGTTTTCGATCATGTAGGCAAGGGCCATCCGCTCCAAAGAGGCGACCACCTGACTTGCCATTTGCGCCATTGCCTGACCAAATGAAACCGTACCGGATATGGCCGCTCCTAAACCTTGTCCAACCGCGTCACCTAATTGGGAGACAGCCGCCCCCAGATTCTTTGTTGCTTCCGCGCTTTGCTCCCATTGTTGACGTAGGTTGTCCATATTAAACCCATCGACTTTCTTTTGGAGTCCATCAAGATCGCTCCCGAGGTCTCGCAAGAAAGAAGGATTTACGCTTTGTCCTTCAATGTCACTTGTAGGCAATCCACTGGATGCAGAATTTCTCCGGCGCAATGCTCCAGCGAGTCCTGTATCTTGTGTGCCTGCGTTTGCGTACTTTGCCCGTATAGCGGCAAATGGGTCTTTTGTTGAAAGTGTTAAGCCTTGGCTGTTCTGTACGTTTCTGGTTGCCGCCGCGTCTGCTGATTGGTTAATTTGGTTAACCATGTCCTGATATTCCTTAGCGGACCCCAAAAGTTTCTGCCAGAATGAGAATTGGTTACTTTGCCAAACTGTGAGCTGATTGGAAATGTTATTCAGTAAACCGTCCGGTCCCTTGGTTACCTTATCGGCAATGATGGATCCGAATTTGGCTTTAATGTCGTCCCACTTAGCACCGATTTGCGCCACCTTTTCTGCGGCTGTTTCAGCACTTGCGCCCATCTGAGCCATTGCGTCTGATGCAATCGCACCTACTGCTTTGGCTACGTCTCCGACCGTTGCGGCCTCTGTGGAAACGCCTTTTAGACGGTCTTTTAATTCGACCGCCGATATACCCAAGTTGTCCAGGATTAGCGGAGATTTCCGGCCAATACCAACAACAATAGAGTTCACCAAATAATCAACACTCTGCCCCGTTGCCTTTGCACGTTCATAGGCAAAGTTGAACAAGGACCCAAGTTGCTCTATTGGTATTTTGAAGTTGCTCGCCTGAACGGCGGCCTTCATTAAGTCAAATTCTGAAACGGTTCCCCTTGTAGCTGTTTTCAGGTCACTAAGAACCTGAGCGGAACCCTGTAATTTATCGAACGCTTGTTTTACTCCGTCAACCTGACCGGCTAACTTAGTAAGTTCGAGAGCAAAAGAACCTACCTGCTGAACACCAAAAGCGATACCGATAGACCCAGCAACACTTTCAATAGTACCCTGAAATCCTTTAACCAGGTCTTGCGCTTTCGCCATCCCGGTCCGTAGTTCTGAAATATCGGATCCTATCTTGACGGTTAGCGCATTCATTCTCTGGACTGCTTTAGTAGTTCCTTAGCTTTTTCAATCTCTTTCGGCCCCGGTTTGTAGTCTGTGGGAAGGGGTAAAAGTTGCGTGTATGTCGTCCCTCTTTCCCACTCACCCGCCGCCCACATGATCCGTCTGGTCATGTCCCAATAGGAATACAGTTCTTCATTATATCCCTGAATGGCCGCTATAAATTCCGGGATGCTGTATTCTAAAAGTTCCCACGGTTTGATCTTTAACTTACCGTAGGCAATTCTTTCAATCTCTCCCCATGTCAGGACTGCCCCTCTTTCGGGGCGATCCGGTTTTTTATTTCTTCACTTGAAAGGCCAGTGAATCCCTCTACCCAAATGTCTCCCAGTTCCTTTACAAGCGATCCTCCTGAAATGTCCACCTGGGCGCACATTTCATCCATCGACATTGTAAACCCGTTGGGGTCACCGTTCCGAAGAACAGAGAAAAGGAAAGCGGCAAGTAGATCGACATCGAAAGAGTATTTCACTCCGTCTTTTTCTCCCCCAAAAATCTCATACAAAGCGACTTCTGAAATCAGGTCTTTCCCTGTGAGTTTCTTATACTCTTTGACTGCTAACAGTTTGAGTTTTGCCGGGTATTCCTTTTCTCCAATCTTCATCTATTACGGGTTAGTGGTAGTGGTTACTGCGCCTGTGATCTGCATGGTGTAGCTACCGGTTACGTTGTCGTTATTCGGTGCGCTTGTGTCCACGCTTGTAAAGAATGCCGTTCCAGTGTCGTAAGGATCGCCCGATACGTGTGATCCAAACTTGAACGTAAACAGGGTTTTAGCCCTTGCCAGGGAGCGGATCGTTTGGAAATCGTTTTGGTCGTATGCTACCAGGAAATCGCCTTTTAGCGTTTCTGTTGCCTTTGTTGGTACTCCGTTATACTTTCCCTGATCGTCTTTACTCGTTGTCTCCCGTTGGGCTATCCCAATGCTGTGTGAACATCCAGTACCAACGGCGATTATCCGACCGTTGTAAGAGATGTTGATAATATCACCATTTATCCTGCCTGCTGTTGCCATGATCTTTTAGACGGGTTTTGTTAAGGGACGTACAAAGCGGTTACCTTAACCGAAGTCGTGAAGCTGTGCGCAATCTGGATGTTTCCGTTTGCGTCGTTGTAAACACTCGGAGAGAATGGCCCGAGCAACCGGCGTTCAGTTGTGGCGATTGCTACTGAAATATTTGAAGCTGTGAGGGGTACACCTGCCGCGCTGTATTGCGTGGTGTTCTGTGCGGTGATGGTCACCGTATCGGTAGAACCTCCCTGATTGCTGATAAGGAGGAATGTGCGACCGTCCAGGTTAGTCACCTGATCGGAAGCCGCTACCGCCACCATTGAAGCGTCAGCCGCACCGAAGTTGGTGTTACCGTTGATTGCCTGTGTCGTTCTGGTTAATGTTGCCATTTTCTTGTATCGTGTTTTTTATCTTACTATCCTAAACCTGTAACTATGCTCGAATACGTAGTAGAAGGGGTCTAATCCTTCGTCGAAATAATCCTCGCTCATGAACTGTACTGATTGCACGACTACTCCGTTGTATGTACCCCCGGCCTTCTTATCCAGAGCGGCGCGGACCGCTATTGCGAGGTTCTGGGCATCTGTGAAGGTTGCCCCATAACAGAAAACCAGAATATCCGCTACGTCCAACCGGGAAACGCCGGTATCTTGTCCGGGCTTTTGGTCTGTTGGATTAATGCCGTTCGGCTCTATGCTTATGGCCGGCATTGGTGCGGTTTGCTTTCTGCGCCCCAGGTAAATCCGGGACGATCCGGTAGCACCTACCAAAGCGTTAACCCCTGCGGTGTTGTCGAGAATATAAAAGGCGGCGGTTTCTGCGTTCATTTCAATCTGGATGCCCGTTTTTCAATGATCTTCTGGAAACTGCTTTGCATTACTTCGACGGCCTGATCCTTCTTTCTTTCAAAAGCCTTCTGGATGAAGTCGCCTAATCTCAAAGAGACCTTACCCCTGTACTGGCCACCTGCGGTCTTTCTCATGCCTTGGTTTCCGGCGGTCATGTGACGAATCACCTTCCCAATGGAAATCATTTTGCCTTTGTAGTTCACGTAGGTTCCCCCGATGGTTATTATCCGTTCGGATTTGTTCTGCCGGTTCTTAGCGATTATTACCGCCTTCTTTCCGACCCTTCCAAGTTCACCATCTAAAGGCATTGTTCTCCGGGCCTCCGATCGAATGACAGAAGCACCCTTTTGGGCTACGTCACCCATTACCTGAGTGGTAAACTGTTTAGGCAAGTCGCTGAATAGGTCAATTAGCGGTTTACTGCCTTGGATTTCTATTGTGAAATTTTTAGGCATTGTCTCTGTTCTCCGCTTGTACTTTGGTGTACCCTTCTCTCTTGAAATGCAGAACATCCCGAACATATCGCCTATCTGCTGTCGTCCCATCGAACCCTTCATAACAGCGCATTACTTCGGAAATATTCGCGTCGTGCCTGATCTTGTAGTCAGTCGTGCTTGAGGCTACCTGTTGATTTGCCTGGATGTTTTCACCACCCGGCTTTCTCATTCTTTCAGCCCATACGGTCTTGTAAACCGTCCATGACGTGATAACATCTTCCCCGTTTGAGTTCCGGGTATAAACCGGGGATTCAAACGTGAGTCTCATATCCATCCGGCCTATATTTAACCCTCTTAAACTCATACCGGCGTCCTGTAAGGGGCTATAAGGTTTTGGATAATCGGGTCAAGTGCAGAAGCGTTTTCGCCACGCTCGTAAAGCTGTTGGAGGCGAAACCGGACGGCTGTTTTAAGCGGTCCGGGTACTGCTGACTGTCCCCCGTCTGTTGCTCCGGCGGCTCCGAATCCGGCTGTATATCGGATTCTCACCGCGTTGGTTTTATCTGCTACACTTGGAACGGTTGCGTTCCCTGTGAACCTCCACCGGCCCGGTTCGCTCGAAGTATCGACCACGTAGTTTGCGGTGGACATTGTTTGCTCCACGTTGTTAACGTCGTCGTATTTGATCGACGTAATGGAGACAAGCGGAGAAGCCGGAAGGGTGAAAAATCCGTAGTTGTTCGGGTAGTATGTTAGAATAACAGGAGAACCGACGTAATCTGTTACCCAATCATCCATCTGTAATTCCCAAACGCTCTGCGTCAACTTAGTCCCGATCAATTCCTTTTCTATGGACTGCCTTGCGGCGGTTAGATAGGGTTTGATCTTGGCTATGTTGGACATATCCTCTCTTAGATGATCCACAGCCTCCTGATCTGTCAAAGGCTCGTAGGCGGCATCTGTTATGAGGATATTGCGTGCAATCATGTCAATGAACGTCTTTTAGCTTCTTCTACTGAGCGGGAGGCGGTTGATCTGCTTATTTGCCTGTTCTGAATTGGTCTTGCGACACCTTCTTGCATGGCCAGATTTGCGAGGTTGTCAGGAAGTAGAATTTCTTCCCCTTCCTTGTACCTCCACCCCTTATGCCTTCCATCCATTGTGAAGCGGACTAATATCATTTCCCTGCCAGTGTTGCGAGTCTTGCGTCTTTCTGTTCTTTTTCAAGTTTGGCTGTGGTAGCGGCCATCTTGTCGGCAATGGCGTTGATATGTTCGCCATTTTTCCAGGCGTTCCGATCTTCTGTCCTTGCCGGGGCAATCACTCCCGATTCAATCAGGTAATCGACAGAATATTTCTTGTCTGCCATTACCATTTTGCCGGTGTTCTGGCCCTTGTTCTTGCCGTCTGCGTAGATTTCAGGAACCTTGCATTTGGCTACCAAACCTTCGCCGTCTTTGATTTCAATTAACTCGCCTTCTGTGTAGCCCAAGCCGTATGCCGGGCCTTTTCCAAGGAATCTGTATAAAGCCATATTTGTTTTTTAAGGTGTCAAAGAAAAGTAAGGGGCGAGGCTTTCAACTCCCGCCCCCAGACTCATTAAGGAGTCAACATATCTGCGGAGAACGACACGGCCCCAGGTAGGATGACGTTGAAGTCAAACCAGAAGTGAACGTAGTAGTTCGTCAGCGCGTTTTGTCCAGCTACGTAAGGATCCACGATAACTTGCAGACCTCCGAAGTTCATGTAAACCATTTTGCTCACGTCACCGAAGATGACAGCCGAACAGATAGTAGTTGAAGTTCCTTTGGTCAAGTTGCTGGGCACGTTGGCAGACAGATAAACCGGATATTGGTCGATCAGTGACATTGCACCCTTACCGCGTGGGCCGTTATCCCATGACCACATAGGAGCGGAGTCGATCAGGTAACGACCTGAACCGCTTGAAAATTCTGTGCGCTTGCCGTATGCGTTTACGTTGAAGTTGGTGATGTAAACACAGTTGTTCAGGTTAGCACCTGCCGCGCCTACGCCAGATTCAAACTGCGTGATATGGGTACGGGCAAAGTTTGCTCCGTTCGTTCCGCCTAATACGGTCTGTGTGCCGGAGGTGTTCAAAATACCTTTGGCCTGACCGGAAGAACCCGAACCGGTGATACCTTGTACGTCGTAGAGGGTAGCGTTACCCAGGATGATTTGCTCGCGAAGCAGAGGTTCCCACCAACCGGATTGCAAAAGCAACTGATTAGACACCTGCACGAAGCCAGTTCCGCGCTTGGGCGAGAAAGTCAGGGCAGGGTTAATGAATTGCGTACCGGTCAAAGACTCAGTGGCGGCGGCGTTTTCAGTCGATGCCATTGCCGCAGTGTAAAGGCTGTTTTCCCGAGGGAATATGATGTTAGAACCTGAATCGTTCTGAATCACACGAACACCGGCGTTCATCAATACGTTTTGAGGGCGCAAAGCCTGAACGTAGTTAGAGGCCAGGTTGTCGGTGTTAATCAATTCGACACCACCTGCGGAAACAGTTGCCTGAATATCCCGTTTCTCGGTGCTTTCGTACTGATCGCGGCTCCAATCCATGTAACGGAGGGCAACTGCCGGGATAGTCGTACCGATTTCCGGGTTGTAGTCAGGCATTGATCCGAAAGAGTTAAATTCCTTCTTAGCAACCTGATCCAATTCTCTTTCAACGCCTTCCAGTTTGTAACCCAAAGCAGGGTTAGCGGCGCGGAAAAAATTGGCGATTTTAGCAGAACGCACGTTTTTGCGTTCGCTCTTTCCGAGCAATTCTTTGCCAGGAGTAGAGTGGTCAGCAGGCAAAGCGGTCATGGAACCATTTGCTTTTGCGGCGGCGAGGTTGCGCTCGTGCTGTGCCGTGAAATCCTTTACATCTGCGTCGATGTCAGAGATTTCCTTTTCGATGTTAGCCCATTCAGTGCGCTCCTCTGCGGTGCGTGAACGGTTTTCTTTCTCCACCTGTGCGGTGATCGCGTTTAACCGTTCCTCCTTAGAGGCGCGGAGACTTTTCAAGTCTGAAATCTTCTTTTGAATGTCCATTTTGATTAAAGGGCCGTTTTGTTATTTACTTTTTGAGTTTATTCAGTCTGATCTTTGCAATGGACAAATCCATTGCGGCTAAATCCTTGTTTACATCTTCAATCGCGGCGGGCACTAAGGCTCTTTGATAGCCTCTTTGCGCTACGGAGGTATCTTCGTATGCCGGATAGGTGACGGCTGAAACGTCATACAATCCGTTAGCCCTTAACAGGGTGCGGATATACGAACCGTCCATTTGTTTCTCCCAAACATCCCCGCCTTCCATTGGAATAGAGAAAGCGAATGAACATTGGTTAACATCCCCCCGGTTTATGCTGATCGCCAGGTCGCGTGAGTAGCTTGTACCTGGATCGTCATACTCGAACCACAATCCAACTTCATCTACACCGACCCGGCAAGTGCCAGAAGTAGTCCGGCCCAAAATCAGGCTCGGCTCATGGTCGCGGAGTGCGCGAATGTCCATACCTAAAACTGAGTCGAAGAACCCAGGGGCGATCCGCTCTTTGAAACCTCCTAAATCATTTGACAGTGTGTTGAATTTCGCGGCGTACCCACGAAACACAGGATTTTCACCAGCCTTTCTCACTTCGAGGCCGTTATACACAAAGCGGCGTTCCGCTCCGGGTATCATCGTCTTTATGTAATCGGGTTTGTTCTCCATTACTTCGCCAAAGTTTTTTGATTTGCTCCTGTCAACTATTGGCAGTATGACAATTAGTTAACCTTGTGGACGTTCATTTTCGTTAGCTTCCTTATTGCGTCGTCCATCTCGTTATCTGCCTCTCCTTGGTTTCACTTCTTTACCTCCCGGCTCATTTTCGGTTGCCTCCGGTACGGGTCCGTGTGTTTTGCTTTCGATAAACTCTCGAAGCATTGATAGGGGGACTAAATTGTTTGCCGGTACAAAGCGATCATCGGCAAACTCGTTGTCCACCGGGTTTTCGTCCAGGTATTCCAGTACGTCGTTGATTGAATAACCACCGATAGAGAAAATCTTAGTCAGGAAGTCGGCCTGAGTCTTTGCGTCTGTACGCATTAAGGCTTTCTCATTGAACTTGGTATAAAACCCTTTCTTTACTTCCTGTTCGGTGAATAGTTTGTAGTCACATTCTTCCTCCAAGTCCTTCAAAAGAGGCGCAAGGGTCCAAGTGAGGAAGTCCAGGTTCTGTTGTTCGCCGTTGTTGTAGGTTTGGCCGGCGTGGTAGTTCTTTGCAAGCTGAGGAGGAACCTTAGTGATACCGTAGATGTCCTCCTTTGTTGCTTGAATCTGCTCTAAGTACAGAGCATCCTTCGGGTTCATGCCTACGGTCTTTAACTCGAACCCGTTGTAGAGTACCGGCATGGTCCCCCGGTCCCCGAAACCGCTCATTTCCTTGCTCCAATAGTCTTTGAAGGACTCTTTTTGCTTAGGGTCCATCGGGGCTGCATTGGCTGATGTAGCGTAAATTCCGGGGTTTGCAGATACCGTCCGGTTGCCGTATTTGTGGATTGCGCGGAGCCTTCCGACCGTTTCAGAGTGGTAATCAGTAAGGCTTAACCCCAATCGACCGTTTACGGAGTAGCCTTTGAAGTGGAGCATATCAGAACTTGAAATGTCCTGACCTCTGTACCTGTAATACAGTTCGTTTTTGCCTAATTCGCCGTTGGATGAATAGACTTTAACCTCCGTCGGGAGCGGGATGATGTCGATTTCAACGATCCGGCCTTTTGGATCCCGGATGATCGGGCAATAACAGTTACCGTAGTTGTCGCGGTTCTGTTGTACCTGTTTCCAAAACTGTGTGGCGGTCATTGCCGCGTTTGGCCGAACGGAAAGAAGATAATAGGCCGGGTGATCGGTGGCGGTTGTCTTTTTACGTCCGTCTTTCTGGAAAACCTGGAAAGGGAGCATACCAACCGCGTCCCATCTGACTTGCAGACAGGTAAACCACGTTGCAATCCGCATAGCGGTCTGCGGTGAAATGTTTTCCCCGGATGTATTTACAAAAGCGGGTAGGAATCCCTGACCAGTTGTGATGGTCTGTATGTACGTCCGCATTTCTTTGAACTCAGGAGAGTTCGCATAGCGGAAATCATTAATTGCGCCTGTTATCCTTTGAAAGATACCCACAGACGCAAAGGAAATTCCCTTGTATCTCTACACTATTGGCAGAATGACAATTAGTCCCGTTCTCTTATCTTCCTGTGTGCGCGGCAAAAAGTCGAGTATTCAGAATACTTGCGCCGTCCAAAAAGTTCCTCGTGTGCTGTCTCTGTAATTTCGTAAGCCTCCGTAAACGTCCGGCTTACCGTTAGATTCTGTGCAAATGCCTCACAAAATCCCTCTGTCGTGCTTAATTGTTGAACCTGCTTTAACTGTTCCGGCTCGAACTTCATTAAGATGAATCCCATGTGTTTGCATTGGTGTTTTGTTTATACTTTCTGAATCCACATTGCGCCGTGACCGCCTTTGGTCTTGTCGCCCCAAGTCTCATTTAGAAATTTCCACCCCGGACGGGTGTTGTTCAGTAGTCCAAGTTCCTCCACCGCCCGGCGAACGTCTATCCCGGTCCCGCAATGCTCCTGCATGTGCTGACCCTGGCAGTTTGGGTCCGTGTCATGGAAGCAAACTATGCCGCCTTTCTTCACTTTCGGTTCTGCCGCGAGAAAATCCCGGGTGACACAGGGTGCGCCGTGGCAAGCGTCAATGAAAATGAAATCTGCCAACTTGGAGACGTTGTTTAGGAATGTTTCAGAGCCAACAAGGGCCAAAGAGATACCACCGACCCTTACCTGTGTCGCTGATCCTGAATAATTCGGCAAATCAACTCCGATTATGTCGTGATCTATCCCTCTTTGAGACAACCAGGAGTGAACGGCTAACATCGTGTCGGCGTTTCCTATCCCGATTTCGTAGTAGGTGAATTTTTCACCCTCTTTAAGACCCTTTGCGGCCTCATCCAAGTACTCGCAAAATTGTATTTCATTGCCTGACATACAAAAACCCCATCTTTCCGGTACGTTCATATCATTTCCTTTATTTTGGTTGCTACTGTGTTGATAAATTCCGGGTTATCCATGCTTAAACATGGTACATACTTCGCCTCGGGCACTCTATTGGTGCAGTCTCGCTTGTTGTAAAAGCAAGGTTGAAAGGGGCAGGGGCTTGGAATGTCAATCGACTGCGTGGCGGTGTAGTATTTCGTGCGTGACTCCGCGCTGAATGAGGTATAAAGCCCTAAAGCCGGTTTCCCTATTCCTTCCCGGAAATGAATGGCCGAAGTGTCCACCGAAACAACGAAATCCGCGAAATACAGGTCTGCTAAGTACTGATGGATGGTTGTTTTCTCGCCGTTTCCGTTCAATCTGCGTTCATCATCGTAGAAATAGAACTCATATTTGGGATCTAAAGCCTGATAAATCGCCGTTAATTGAGCCGATCGGTTAACGCTTGTAGCCTTGTGAACGACCAAAACGGAGCCTTTTTTGAGCCTATTAACCCCTTTTAAAGCCTTCTTTAGTCGTGGTTTCCCACCTAAAAACGGTCGATTGACGCTCTTTGCAATGATTTCATACCAATTTTCACGGCTTCCCTGGGCTATTACATGGTCCCCGGTCTGCTGTCCGTACTCCTGGCAGTAATCCTCCACCTTTTTCGGGAATCGAACGGTAAATAATGGCTCGTTGAAATGTTTCTTTGTCGGGGGTACTTCCCACCAATCCAGAACATGAAAAAGGTTCTTTGAGGTGATAACCACTACCTCTGGCGCAACTTCGCATAGGACAGACAGGGCCAAAAGGTCACCTATGCCACCGCGAACAATCAAAAGTTTCTCCTGATCGACGTACGGAGGCACAAGCGTACTGGGATAGGTGTCTGCTATGAACGGATCGAACTTGATGTACTTGGATACACACCAATACACCCCGTTTGACTTAAACGTCCCTATGCCTCGTTTGATCTTAGCGAGGAAATCAAAGCCAACATCTTCGACTACTTGCATCATATTTCAGCAAAGAAAAAATCCGCTCCCTGTGTTTTACCTCTCCAAGTCATCCAATCAGCTACCGCGTTAACAAGTGAGGCCGGCCCGTCCACCTGTCCCTTACTTTTGCCTTTGGTTATCATCATGTTCCCTTT